CCCGGTTGCTGATGGTGGTGATAAATGGGATACCGACAATTTTCAAGCACTTTGCAAAAGTTGCAACGGTTCAAAAACAGCCAAACAAATAAAAAGGTAAAAAATATTACACATCATTTTTTTGTTCATTTAGCATATTTGCACTAAATGATAGGGGATGCCGTATATACATTGTTAAACGTGTCAAGTGTTACCGATTTGGTGTCACAATTGAACTACGGCATCGCAGCACAAAAGGATTTGTTTCCGCGTGTAATAATTACCGAAAGCGGCACACCGGAGAATTTCAAGGATGGGTATAGTATTATCAACCACGATGTTGAGATAAATATTTACGCATCAAAAGGGAAAGACGGCAACGCGGGGTTTTTGGAAGCGTCAAACATTGCGGATGCAATCGAAGCTATATTATACAGATACAAAGGAACTGTAAACGGCAAAAACATTCGCCAAACATTATTAAGCAATACCGAAATTTTGTTTGATAATACAAGCCAATGTGCAAGAATCATCATGGAATATTCAATAAGAGAAAGTAAAATATAAAAAAATGGCAATAACTTTAGATAATTTAGTAGGAATGGACGGCGGCAAATATACGGATGGAACCGTTGCAGCTACTTCATCAGATAATTACCAATTCTTAGTGGTAAACGAAGACGCAGTATTTACAACATTAACGGATCAAGATGATACCGATGTGTTGGCAGAATGGGGCGTGAGCGGCAAAACAATCACTAAAGGTATGATCATAGGCCCAAAGGGCGATAAGGCATTCAAAAGTGTTGTTGTTGCAAGTGGCTCTGTATTATTAATTAGAGGGTAATGTACGGGTACGGCTTTCAATATAGCACCATCACCGGCGGAGATTCACAAGGGCAAATAATCTTTGAAGCGTACAAAATCCGTGTTCTCGCTGACGGAGGAGTGGTAGAAAATAGAGACTGTGTAATTAGAGAATTGAATAAATTAATATGAGCTTAATAGAAGACGCAAGTTTAATACAGATACCAAGCGGGTACAAAGAGGACAAACTGTATAGCATAAAGCCTACGAATGGCGATGGCGATTTTACTTTCACAAGAGCAAGTTCAGCTACAAGGGTGAACGCTGAAGGGTTGATTGAGGAGGTGCCGTATAATTTATTAGAGCAATCAAATGATTTTGATACGACTTGGGATTTAAGTGCTGGCATAGATTTAACAAGCGGTCAGAGTGGCTATAATGGAAGTAATGATGCTTGGTTGTTAAAAAAAAATACAACTGGTGCAAGGTCTGTAAAACAAGATTTAACAAGACCTTCAGGTCAATATAGTTTTAGTGTATACTTAAAAGCTGAATCTACTGATTGGGTTTATATTTGGGCATATGATGGCTCAACTGCGGTAAATGCTTACTTTGATTTAAATAATGGTGTTGTCGGTAATACGTCAGGATTAGACTCAACAAATGTTGTAAGTGTTGGTGATGACTGGTATAGATGTACAATAACATTTACACAAGCCATAACAAGAGTAAGAATATATCCAGCCTATGCAAATGGTAGTTTAGAAACTGGGACAGATAACGGCATCTACATCCAAGACGCACAAATAAACAAAGGCTCAACGGCTAAACCTTACTTCCCAACTACTGACAGACTTAACGTTCCTCGCTTGGATTATAGCGGTGGGGCAAGTTGTGCGAGTTTATTGTTGGAGCCTCAGAGGAGTAATTTAATTACCTATTCGAGTGATTTCAGCAATGCGGCTTGGACAAAACAAGATGCGACAATTACAGCAAACCAAGCTATTTCTCCCGATGGAACTTTAAATGCGGATTTGTACACTACAGCGAGTGATTTGTATGATTTTGTGCGGCATAGTATTACTTACATTTCAGGAAATTCTTATACGATTTCTGTGTTTGTAAAGCAAGGCACTTCGAGCGAAGTGTCTTTGCTGCTCCCAAGTCAAGCATTTGGCTCAAATCAATCTGCGACTTTTGATGTCAGCGATGGTACATATACAATAACTTCAGGCTCTCCTTCGGTAACTATTGAGGACTATGGTAATGGCTGGTATCGTTGTGCTTTATCTGCGATTGCTACTATAACTGCAACAAGAAGCACAGGATTTTCAAGTGTAGCGTCAGGTGCGGTAACTACTTTGTATTTCTACGGAGCACAAGTAGAGGTTGGAAGCTACCCAACAAGCTACATCCCTTCAAATAGTGGCTCACAAACCACTCGTACCGCCGATGCTTGCAACGGTGCTGGGACTTCAGCGACGTTTAATGATAGTGAGGGGGTGTTGATGTTTGAGGGTAGTGTTTTAGATATTTCAACAACAAACAGTTGGATTTCTATATCTGAAGGTGCAGATTATAATAACAATCAATTCAATTTGAGATTTGTAGAAAATTCAAACTTAATTCAAGCAGTATCAAGAGCAGATGGATTAGGGATAGATGTAATTTTAACACACACTTTAACTGATAAAACAGAAATAAACAAAATAGCTATAAAGTACAAATTAAATGATTGGGCATTATGGGTAAATGGTGTTGAGGTTGATACAGAAACTTCATCTAATGCTTTTACAGCAAATTCTTTAGATGTATTGGACTTTGACAGAGGAAATAATACTAATTATTTCTACGGAAACACAAAACAACTACTATACTTCCCTTCAGCATTAACGGATAGCGAATTACAAACACTAACAACATTATGATTTTTAATAAATACGAATTTACAGACGAGCAATGGGCAACCATTAGACCAACCCTTTACACCCCAACAGAAGATGGAGAAGTTTTAATACCTGAGATAAACGCAGTTGTTGAGATTGGGCATATTTGTAACGCTCATAACGAAGAAGGAGAGTGTACCGACCTAAGTACTATGTACGCGGTAGATATGCTCTTAAACGAGCCGTTAGACACCTTAGACGCGTATATTGTATGGCCTAACCCAGTTGGTGTGCATACATTCGCTGGTGATGACTCGCTTTATCTTAAAGGGTTCTGTATTGCAAATCCTGATAGCGAGTTTTGCGTAATACCTGATGAGGCGTAAGGGACTACAAAAGGTTAAGGAGTTATTTTGGTTTTCAGATAGTGAACCGAATGAAGTGCTTATCGCATTTTGTCACGTTGTTTGTTTGCCTTTGGCTCTTATCGTTGAGTTCCACAACCCAAGTTTACTGCTAATCTTTGGCGGTTGCGGTGCTGGGTTGTTTCAGCTTTGGGCAGTGATTTGGAAGGGGTGTTTGAAATATAGATTAATAGCGGTTCAGATTGCAACAATTGTAGCTATAATGACTGTAATAAATTTATCAATGGCAGGGCTAATGACAGGATCGCGGACTGGGTGGGTTATTATAATGTTTTTTGCGTTTTGGAATACGGTGCGAGTTTTTAAAGAAAAAATGATTAAAAATGCTTAAAAGACTCAAGGACATATGGCTGGTTAGTGATAGTCAACCAACTGAAATTACTTTAGCTTTGGCCAACTTAACAATGACGCACCTGTGTGTAGGTGCTGAGTTAGGGGGCTTGTATATTTTTAGACTTATAATAATATTTTCAGGACTATACCAACTATACTGCGTTTCAAAAGAGGATATTAATTGCAGAGTAAAAGCGTCTGTGATCACGTTTAGCATCTATTTTATCATACCAATTGTGTACTGGTATCAAATAGGTTTTCCCACGCCAACCCATTACGGATGGTTTGTTTTGACATTCGCTGCATTTGGGAGTATGAAAAGATTGATAACTGAAAAGATACATAGAAATGGATAATATAACGCAAATAGTAATAACGCTTGTAACCGTAGCTGGGAGTGCTGGTATTTGGAAGTTTTTAGAAGCAAGATTAAAAGCAAAATCCGAGGACAAAAGAAGCAAATACGAAAACAATGACGGAGTGCAATACAGAGACGATTTAAAAAATAGGGTCAGAAATCTTGAATCTTTACTGGCATCAAGCAGTAATGAAAAAGACGAGTTGAGAGACCAAATCTTACAGCTTACTCAGGAAGTGTCAGCTTTAAGGGTTAAAGTAGAATATTTAGCAAAGGAAAACGATAGGCTGAAAGACAGATGAAAGTACTTAAAGACTTATTTACAGACGAGAAAGGGTTGATATCTTCTAAAAGAGTAGCTGGTATGGTGTGCGTAATAGCATTAGTTATAGCCCTTGTAGCAAATACATTCTCAAACGAGTCAATTAAGCCAAGCGATACACTTGTTCAAGCGGTTGCATTGTTTGCATTTGGTGCATTTGGGCTTACATCAATAGATAAATTTACAAAAAAATGAGAGCAATCAATAAAATAATCATTCATTGCACAGCAACACGTGAAGGGGATGACATAAGCGTTTCGACAATACGCAAATGGCATTTAGTACGGGGGTGGTCAGATATTGGCTACCATTATGTCATTGATTTAAAAGGTAACATAAATGCTGGCCGACCAATTGAATTGATGGGAGCACATACCAAAGGACAAAACAAATATTCAATAGGAATTGCATATGTTGGTGGGGTTGAAGCTGATGGCAAAACACCAAAAGACACAAGGACAAATGCACAAAAGGATGCAATCGTAAGACTTGTAAAAAAGTTAAAAGGTTGTTATCCTGATGTGACAATACACGGACACAACGAATTTTCAAACAAGGCTTGCCCAAGTTTCAATGTATCGAAAGAAGGGTATTAATGAAAAAAAATATTTACCTTGATGCATTTAACGCCCACCCACAGCACGAAAAAGAATATCGGAAAGACTATTTTATTCGATTAGCTGATATAATTGGCAAAAACCCGCTAACGATCAAACAGCAGTTTGGGATATATAAATCTAAAATTGATGTCTATTGTGAAAATGCGGGTGTTCCATCTAAAAATGTAAAACACGGGTGGGTTAAAACAAAAGACACATCACTATTCTTCACAAACCCGGATTATGAAGGGGCCGTGTCGTATGAAAAAATACGTGAAAAACTCATTGATGATTTAAAAGCGTACAGCCCAAAGTACCCCAAAATAAAACGCAACAAATCAAAGGGTGGTCATTTGTTAGTAATTGATCCGGCGGATGTACACATTGGTAAACTTTGCGAAGCATTTGAAACTGGTGAAGATTACGACACAAATATTGCGGTGCAAAGGGTCAAAGAAGGGGTGCAAGGTATTATTGACAAATCACAAGGGTTTAATATTGACAAAATTCTGTTTATTGGTGGCAACGATATACTGCACATCGATAGCCCGAAAAGGCAAACAACAAGCGGTACGCCACAGGATACGGACGGGATGTGGTACAGCAATTTTTTAAAGGCAAAACAAATTTATGTGGATGTGCTGGAGATGTTGCTACAAATTGCGGACGTTCATTTTACTTTCAACCCATCAAATCACGATTATCAAAGTGGGTTCTTTTTGGCGGATGTGATTCAAACGTGGTTTAGAAAAAACAAAAACATCACATTTGATTGCTCCATTGCACATCGTAAATACTTTGCTTATGGCACTTCCTTAATTGGGACTACTCACGGAGACGGAGCAAAGGCCCAAGACTTGCCGCTATTGATGGCCGTTGAAGCCGAAGACTGGGCCGCAACAAAGCACCGG